CAGGTCGGAAATAGCACCACCACGATTGGTTTGCACCCTTCCGTTGCGAGCAGCTCGTTTTCGCTGTCGTCCCTTGCCTTTGCCCGGCTTGCGGATCGAAGGCTGCGTACCAGGTGCAGGAGCGTTCCCAGCAGCGCGAGCACGCTTGCGACTAGCGCGAGAACGTGCATTTGTGTTGTTGTTGTTGTTCATCGTTTCAGATAAACCAGTTTTCGAAAGATCGAACCGTGGGTGCGACCCAAACGGTAGGAGGACTTCAACTTCTACCCCCTCAGGTGAATTGATTAAAGGCTCAACTCACAAAGCCGTCGCCCTGGGGCGCATCACTTCAGGGTGACACCGCAGCGCTTTGCCACTGCAGCTCGCTTCTTGGTCCAGGTCTCCAAGTAAGCCTTGTACTCCGCGAGGGATTCACCATCACGCTGTTTTCGCGGTTTCCAAGTACGGGGGTCCAGCTTCGTCTCAGACTTCCCCGCAACCTTGCCTTTCGGCTCGGATTTTAAGCCAGATGCCACTGGCCTCTTCCACACGCGCTTGCCTTCCTCACCGACCATAGGAACAAGCTTGGCAGCGGCCTCGACTAACGGCTGGTTGGGTTGTAGCGATTTGTCGTCGCTGGAGGCACGACCCCCCTGCTCACCCTGACTCTGTTCCGTCGTCGCTTGTACATGTGTAGGTTCAGAGTTAGCACGAAACTTCGGGTCCTCATCCTCTAGCCAGACCTCCGCCACTAGCGCATCGCCAGCATAAACGGTCTTGATCAGCTTAGTCCTTGTCTCCTCGGAAATGTGGGTTGCCCTCATGATGCTCATCAAAACTTCGACAGCCATGCCAATCTTCTCGGCAGGATAGCTATCTTCCAGCACCTTGTAGTCGTACTCCTCGATCTTATCCTTCGGCGGTAAGACTTCCGCGCTTGGTTTCGGCGCAGGTTGAAGCAACTCCTCACCCACGACCATGGGTTGTTTGACAATCGGGGTCACGACGTCAGCGGAGGTGCAAAGTGGAGCTCTCAACAACAGCTCAGGATCTCTGGTCTCGTAGATCTGTTCAATCCACGTCTCGAATCGCTCCCAATGAAAATCGGGCACAGACTTGGCAAATACCAGTCCCATCCAGCCTGAATCCTCATTCGGCCAGTTCGACTCTAGAGAGTGCTTTCCGTCCCACGGCATCAAAGCACCTTCCATGCGCTCTCCGAGCAGCTCATGGGCAGCACGCACAATGGCCCCGATCACTGGTGAGTTACGGTCCATTCGGTAATATCCCGAGGCGCGCTCAGCGAACCTCTCCAGTGGGTACGGGAGAGTCGCAGGTCCCACCCAGAGCTTCGAAAGCAGTCGGGACGGGTTGGCCATGGAGTTGGCATCTCCATTCCAAACGTCGGGTCCAAACCAGCGGTTGAGGAAGTTAACCCCAGCCTCCCCTCGACGTACGACCTCAATCTCATAGTCCTGGCCCATCAACTTCGCGCTCTCTTTCAGCGCGTCCACGTTAATGGCGCCTTCCAGGCTATCATCTCCTCCATAGATGCCCAGCTTGGCCCACGCCAAGTCTGGGGAATACTTTGTGCCTCCAATCATGGTGTTTCTCCACGCGCAGTATCCAATGAAGGCGCTAAGTATCGAGTTGAAGTCAGAAGTCTCAAGCGATCCGCTCCCACGGCCATAGCCCGTGAAGTAGCGGCGCCCCTCGGTAGTAACACCCGGCAGGGCAATCTGAGCATCCATCTTCTCAGTCAGGTCGGCATGGTACTGACGTTAAAAGAAGCGGAGCATCACGACTCGTTCGAGAATGCGCGCACGGCGTTTGACGTGACCATCAAACCTAGAACCGTCGGCAAGTGCTGAGTGGGCCTCCGTCGCCAAGACGTCACAGACCCTTTGGGCACACTCAGCGGGCGTCTTGGCGAAGGCATACCACTGCTGCTTCGCCATGACTTCCCCATGGAACGCGTACATGTAACACGAGTACGCAAATTTCTCAGGCATTTGGGAGATGTTGCGAGGATCGCTGGGCTTGACAGCGGGCTCTTTCTTAACGAATGCCTTCACAACCTTCTTGACTGCCGGCCCGGTCACACCAGCTTCGTCAAGGATCGCCCTTTGGGACGGGCGGTCCTGTTTCTCATGCACTGCATCATGGTCAACAGGAACCCCAACATGCGGAAAGGGGATGAGCCTCTCCGCAAACTCGACCATGTAACCGGCCAAGGTGGGGGGTACGGGCTGTTCCTTCTCAATTGCCTCGCCTTTCGAGTGGAACTGCTCAACGCGCCCTACAATGCATCGGTCATCGGAAGCTAGACACTGAGCATACGCATAGGAGGGGCCAATCAACGGGCTCCCAAACACCTTCAACGGAACGGGCGCGTCGTAGTCGTGCTTCGCAAACGATATTG